TGGACCGAGTTTCACCAGCAGCTTATGAATTGTATATTGAGAGGCGAAAATCAATGCATGACCAAAATCCGCCTGAGTAAGATTCTGGATCAGGAATGACACGAATCTGATCGTGAACTAAATGCCTTAGAAGATTTCCATCAAATTAGCCTCCGCAGCTTGTGCGCCGCTCGGGCCAGCGTAGACCACGGGCATGGACGCGATTCCCGCTGGCTGGCTATCAAACAAGGGCGATTGCCCTCCGGTGACCCACTTCTCAACAACGCGAAAGTGGCGTAAACTGCTTTTAATCATTCAGCGGTGAGCGTAGCTCAGTTGGTAGAGCATCGGTCTGTGGCGTAGAAGTTGCAGTCACCTAAAGCGTTGGATCGGACTCGCTTACGCCACTATAGGCCGCGCTGGAATGACCCTCTGTTTGACCCAAAGCCGCGACGACGAAACTGCCCAGAGCAATTGGGACGAAACCATCCATCGTGCTTCCCTTCAAAATGGGATCGAAAAGGTTGCGCTCTTCGCTTTACGGGCAGGCGCTGTGTTGGTTCCGAGACATGCCGCGCTTCAACTCGAATCAGGAATATGGACTAGCAAGATGGGTGCTCTTGAAGACATCACTCACAGAACATATGACGCTGTGAACGGACCCATGTATGGCGAAGCTGTTGAATTTCTCGCTCGACCGAGATCACGTTGATGACACTCAGGCTCGCAGGTCCAATCGGCAGCGATTTATTCACCGCTGTTTTTTTCTCCACTTACGACCGTGTTTGTTCCACGAAGCTAGCTTTTGCTTGTTCCGGTGTTGGTGGGAGCAGGCATCGCTACAGAAAATCCGCTTTGGATGATCGGCGACATACCGTTTGCCACATTCCCTGCAATAGCGCGCCCGCCATTTTTGCTCGCCAAGAAAAATAACCGCCTTCTGGTACGGATAGCTGTCTTCCCTCATTTCGTTAAGACTCGCAAACGCGGGCCGGTTCTGAAGAGTCGGCACCATGCTTAACGGCATCGCAAAATCTTCCTCGGGGTCGAAAACCGATGTTACCAAGCGCATCAAACCATACAAGCCTAGTTCAAATCCTTCTTTCCACGCTTCCCTAAGCCACTCCTGATTTCTCTTCCAGTGCAATGGTCTGTTCGCGTCCGTTCTGTAATCCCACCATGCTTGAGGGACAAAATCCCGATGTTTCGCTCGGAACTCTCCAACCCGTTCTTCATCAAGGTTTGAAAATTCCGCCAGTACTTCGGCGTCCCATAGTTTTTGCTTGCTAGACATATCGCTCTCTTCTGCTAGACACAAGAGATAGTACCATTTGACTAGCGCACGCGTCAAGAACACAATTGCTGGCGTGATGAGGCAACAGATTACTGAGAGAAACAGTACGGAAGCGAAAGAGCCAGCATGACTGAAAAATACGTCACGAAGTTTGCGCAGATCGAGACGCCTCCGGTGAAACGTGGGCGTGGCAGACCCCGGCTTAACGAGAAGCGACCGCGAACAGGTGCAGAACGTACGGCACATTGGCGCGCGAAGCAATTTCGTCACACCGCTCCTATATATGGGAAACGGGGGAAGCCCGCTCCGATCCCGCCTCCGACCGACAACTGCAAGGACTGCACCGAAATCAAGCCGTGCGCGAACTGTTTGTACCTCTGGAATCGTTATCTTGCGCATTCCCGTCTACCAGCGCCGAACGCCAAGAACTTCTTTATTTCTGGCGCGCCGCAAGGATGCGGACGCTTCATTACCGGTGGATACGACGGGGCTAAATTCGAAGCCATCGAAGGCGCAAAGATTCGCACGGCAACCGGCAACGTGCCCATTCGTGGCGGCACGTATCTCGATGAACACGCTAAAGCTGCTGACCGGAAAGACCGTGATGAGGAAATCCGAAACAAATTGATTCCGGCCGCTGGTTCGACTTGGAAGGCAATGAAGATGACGGCCGAACAGATTCGCGACGTACTCAAGCCTTTGTACGAGAACGGCGGACTGGACTTGGAATATCGCTGGTATTACGAACGTTGGTTTAAGGGGTTGAAATGAAAATTCCGAAGGAAGATAAAATTCAAGTCTACCAATCCGGTCCTGCTCGCGGAATGCCGGTGCTGTCGTACTTTTTTCGTTGCGGCTTGCTCGACAGCGATGCTCGCGAATTTGTTGGAGAACGTATTTACAAATTGCTTGACCAAGCGCATCCGGCCAGACACGAATGGACCGTAGAACAGCAGCCCTATGTGAGCGCAGCAGCACTTCGCGATTCTCTCGGTGGCGAGTTCTTCAGTACCGCGCAGAAGTTCGTTGACCTTTTAGAGGACATGGACAGGCGCGGCCTCATTGACGTTTTGCGTGATAAGTCGGCTGTAGCTTGGGTAAAAAATGCGTGTGGCAGAACGGAAGCAGCACTAACAGAGGGGCGACAATCATGAATGGATGGAGCAACACGAAAACTGGTGGTCTTGTCTACACCTGCACGAATCACGGAAGTGTACAAACAACTGAGTATGACGAGCGCGACCGACACGACACTATCAAGGCTCCGAATTGCTGTCCAAGTCCAAAGCCTCCGGTGCCGGAAGACATGCTGGCTACTTTCCGCGCCGCGCACCAAAAATATATTCAACAAACGATGAACGGCGGACCAGCTAGGCAGTGAATCGTGAAGGATTACAGCCGACGTTCCAGAAGACCGGAGCGCGGTCAAGTGAAGGAAGCAAACACGTGGCAAAACCAAAGCGAGTGCGGTGCGAAGCCTTCGTTAACTACGACCAGAGCATTCGGTGCAGAAAGCAGGCGGTTGCAACGCTGCCTGTGCCTACTGATTGGCTCATGTTCAATTTCGGCGACGGCAAGAAGGTACCAGTGAAGCGTACGGACTTTGGGCAAAAGGAACTTTGCCCAAAACACATTCCAAGAATTGCCTCTGAACTTGTACGAATTTTTTCGAGACCTAACGAATAAGGTGCATCGTGAAAAAAGAAATTCAAGCGGTTGAACCTATACCGGCGTCAACTTGGGGCGTGATCTCAACAGCCAAACCGGAGCCGGTTCCAGCGCCACCTAAGAAGATTAAGGTCCGGCGACGGCGTAGGAGAACAGCCTAACGAGTTTTGTAGAAGTAAACCTAGACCAGACCATACGGAGCAAACACCATGTTACCTGAACGCGTACCGCTCACACCAAGTGAGAAGATTCTAGTCGGCGGAATCTATAAACGCATGGCCGAAATCCTTGTTAACAAAAGTGACGAACGCGGCAACCCCGGCAAGTACGTACTCGCGAACAATCGGTACGTGGAACTTGAACTCGCGAACTGTCTTGATGATGTCAGCGGAAACGGCGATCTGCTCATTGAGATTTGGCGACTGTGGGTTAAGGGCCGCGAATTGGAGGGTCTTCGCTACCCTGTCACAAAGTTCAGAACGGAGATGTCCGGCTTAGTCAGCACGGCAGCGGAAGAACTCAGGTTCAAACGTATCGAAGATGAGCGCACCGCACGCGAAGCGAAGCGTAAGGTAGGTCGCTCATGAAATGGTTTGAACATCCATCTAATTTTCGCGATATGACAGAATTCAAAGACTTACTCAGACACGCTGGAATTGTCGGATACGGTTGCGCACTGATCGTGTTTGAAGTTCTGGCCGAACACCAACCCGAGAAAAGCACAGCATTCGAACTATCGCTTGATGACAAGCGATACGGTCTAGCTTTTTGGCGGCGCGAACTGCGGCTCAACAACAGCAGCGGTGCGGCGATGCAGATTCTAATCACTCTTGCAAGCTGTGGCGTGATTGATGAAGACGCATTGCTACAGCGTCGTGTTGTTGCTGCTCCGATGCTTCAGAACTTGTTAGACGACTGGTCTAAGAGAAAAAAGAAATAGTACCGCAATCCGTATCCGTGGCCGATCCGCATCCATGCCCGGCCACAACCCCAACCCATTACTACGGAGTCCTACGGAGATGCTCCGTAGAACTACAGAGTTGCGTATCTGTGAAGATACTACGTAGAGCTACGGAGTCACTCCGTAGTCTGTGGTGTGGATGTGGTGTGGGTGTGGTGTTGGTTGTGGTGTATTTGTGATTTGAATGTGATGTGAATGCGGGGAAATTTCGAATTTTGTGAAAGCCTACCGTCCACGTATCGCGTTGTAAACACAGCAACCACGAAACCGCGCGCAAAGTCCAGTACACATTTCCCCGATTGAATTGGGGAACTCAGCGTTCATTGCAGCACGTGCAGGAGCCATTCCGATATGCCCAGACCCCGATTAACAGTCGCGCAGCTTGTCGCCACCGGTAAGGCGCGGCACATGAGCAGGGCCGATCTGGACCTACGGCGTGCGCAGGAGGCTCTTGCAGCCGTCCAAGCCAAAACCACAAGGAGTCGCCCGGCCAGCGCAGCGACGCCAGCGGCTACCGGCAAGGCGTCGAAACCACAAACGATCCCAGCCGCGCCACCAACAAACGCGGAAGAAAGTTCACTGGAACGTTTCCTGATGCAAGTCCAGCAGTCGCGCGATTCCTTCGGTGCCCGCCTCATGCCCGGCCAGACAGTTGCGCTTGACGTGGACGGCCAGCCGTTCGATTGGCGGCCCGAGCATCCATTGTCAACGATGCGCCGGTTCGCGCAAGAGATCGTCCAAGGCGGACAGGTGGCCGGTGCTCTGTGGATTCGTGGTTGTGCTCGATTCCTTCGCGACCTTGAGACTGGACACGAGCGCGGTTTGTTCGTGGACCCGGTTGCAATTCAAAATCTGTACGATTGGTTTACGAAATTCGGCGAAGCTGGCTTCACTCCGCTGCCGTGGGAGTTGCTTGTCTGCGGTCAACTGTTTGGTTGGAAGAAACCTTCGGGACTTCGGCGATTCCGTGAATGCTGGTTATCGGTCGCCAAGAAACAAGGCAAGACTTACCTGCAAGGTTCGCTCGCGCTCTACTTGCTGGTGGCCGACGAACGCAACGGAGAAATTGTTGTTGCTGCCAACAGCCGCGAGCAAGCGAAGATTTGTTTCCGCGCAGCAACGCGTATATGGAACGGTAACGAGGCGTTACACTGCGCCATTTCAAAATATCAGAACTCATTCACGTTCGGGAACAGTGTGTTTCAAATCGTTTCATCCGAGACGCGCTCCGCTGACGGTCCCAACATTTCAGGATTGTTTTTAGATGAAATCCACGAGTTTCCAGACGGAGAGTTAGTCGAGAAGTACAGCGCCGGTACGATTGCCCGGCCACAACCAATTACCTTCTACGCGACGACTGCCGGAGATCGGAAGGAATCATACGGCGGACAGAAAAATGAATACTTTGAAAAGTTGCTCACTGGTCTTTTCGAATCGGACGATCAGCTAGCGTTTATTGCATCGCTCGACACCGAAGACAATTTCAAAGATGAATCAGTCTGGGGCAAGGCGAACGTGTCTCTTGGTACGACCGTTCAAGTGGATGCGCTCCGCGCTCAGATTAAGGAAATCGAGCAGGACCAATCGCTACAAACGAAGTTCGAGAGATATTTCTGCAACAGATGGCTTTCGGCCAGCGCCAGCCATACGTTTCCAATCAACAAAATTGAACTGTGCGGCGGCCCGATGCCGGAATTAAATCCACACGAGCTACGCGAATGGTTCATAGGCAACTACTGTACCGAGAAATGCTACGGAGGTTTTGACCTTGGTCTAGTTGATGACCTTTGCGCATGGGTTAGTTTGTACCCGTTGATTCGCTGGCCGAATCAGGAATTAGGAACACCGTCGTACGCGGTGGTGGTGCCGTATTTCTGGATGCCAGCCGACAAAGTTGTAGAGCGAGAAAAACAATGGCGTGTCCCTGTTCGCCAGTGGGTCAAGGAAGGCTGGATTCAAACCATGCCGGGCGACATTCTCGACATGGCACTGTTGAAAGATGACTTGCGGAAAATCTGTTCCGGCTCGCGATTCATTTCGGTTGGGTTCGATGCTTGGCACACAGAAACACTTTGCAGTGAACTCATGGAAGAGAAGGCCGCCCGATTCGTTGCAGTGCCGAAACAAGAGGCGCATACAACGCAAGCCAGCGTCGAATTCAAGCACGCGGTGTTGTCCGGGGCGCTCTGCTTCCTTCGCAATCCCGTTTACCGTTGGATGTTGCAAAACGTTGTGCTCGACGAAAACAAACGGGGCGGATTGATTCCTGCGAAGATTAGTAGGTCAGAGAAAATCGACGGAATCGACGCAACAATCTACGGATGGAATCAGAGCCTAGACCCGGAAAACCGCAAGCTGTATTCAGGAAATTATCCACAATACTTTTTTATAGGAAACTCGAAATGAACTTTATTCAAAAACAGTTGAACAAATTTATAACGATGGCGTCCGGTGAAATCGCAGCCGACTTAATCGCAGCTAGCGAACCGGCAGCCGATACGGGATGGTCCGCCATTTTGGATCGTGCTGGCCGTGTTATCGCGATGCGGTACAACTGCGAGGGTCGTCTGTTGCCGAATGGCGTCAGGGTCGCGTGCAAGTTCGTGTCAAACGAGATTATCCCCGGCGTGAAACTCGCGGTGTGTTCGTGCAAGAAAAAGCACGTGGCCTATAGCTGTGAAATCATCTGTCCGATGTGCTCTAACACAAGTGTCCTTCTTGACTGGATGGCCGCTAAGAAGTTCGTCACAAAAGGCGACCTACCGGATTTTTCTAAATTGCCTCAGCGTTACGGCGTTCCTGCCGGTGCTCGCGGCCCGCAGTTCATCAAGACCGGCCCGGATATGTCCGCTGGAGATTTTACGTTCGAGCCTGAGCAGATCGCTAGCGTGGGTTGGATGAAATGAATAGATGTCCAACAGCAAAACGCATGATGCCCGGACCCGACATCAAACAAACTAGAAAGTCATACGACGAACACCGAAAAGATTCTCCGGTGCGCCAGCGATACGCGAGCTACGCATGGGGCAGCTTGGCGCGTTTAATTCGTGTGCTCAACCCGGTGTGTCAGAAGATACGAACGGACGGCCCGTACGCGCCCGGCGAACGTTGTCATAACTTCGCGACGCTCACGCACCATCTAATTTCACCAATCGAGCGGCCAGACCTAATGTTCACGGCGACAAATTTGGTAGCACTCTGCGCAGCCTGTCATCCCGACAGCCCCGGCACACCTGATTGGATCGAAGTAAAAGATTTCGTGAAAACAAATCTCCCGAGACACACATGCTGAAACTATCCGAAGTCCATTGCCTAGCCTGCAAGCTGTACACACTGTCGGAAACCGGAAGCCCGGCGTGCGGACGTTGCAAGAGTCCCGATGTAGAACTCCTGCACCATTACGACCATTTACTGTGTGCGGCCATTGCCGCGAAAAGGGAAACACGATGAACGCCATTCAGACCGAAATATGTGAAGCACGCGACCGCGTGGCTTTGCTAGAGAACCGGCAGCAAGAATTGGTAGCAGAGCAACGAAACGCGGAAGCTGCAAATTTGCTGGACGACGTTGAAGCAGCGCGGCGAATGTTGGCGACGCTCGAATACAACGCCGAAGAACGCCCCGGCTCGCACTACGCACACATTTTCTAAGGATTCTTTTGCGTGGGTCGCGAATGCTCCGTGCTTTCGCTGCCCTGCTACGCAGTAGAAGTGTAGGTGTTGGGAACACCGACGCAATTGCTCAACAGGGCGATTCTCACGCCCCTGCCCCGATTGCGTCAAATTTTCTAAAAGTTCGGTTCAACGGTGCACAAGTCTAACCGAAGGTTCGGAGCTAATTCGATGCCGCGAGTGCCGACTGGCTCCGAATCCATTTCAAGTTTCACGCGGTGTAGCTCGCCGTGGGAAAGGCGGTAAGTATGAATCTACCAATCGAGAGGCGTGATGTTCGCGCTTTTCTATCAGGTGCTCAACCGACATTCTGGCCGGAGATTCCTGCCGGATGCCCTGAGCACGCACAGAAGTTGATAATCGCAACGCGCGCGCGTCAGTTCAATAAATTGACGAACACGAACACCTTCGCTATTCCCGATGGGAATGAAGGCGCTGTTGGATTAGAGGAAGCACGCAAAGCTACCCGCTGGGAAGATTTAGCGTGGAACCGACTGTTGGCTGCACAAAATGAAATGATAATGGACGGCTCCGCAGTAAAAAAGTAAAACGCTCGCGCAGCGAGTGAGTAAAGCCAAGTTTTGAGTTTGTATTCCGCGCAGTGCCGCAAGGCAGATTGTCCGCAGGACATTCCAACGGAAACAAAAACGGAAAGACGCGTCCAGCGTGGACGTGTGCCCGAAATCAATTCAGGTAACAATCGAATGTCAGTTAAATCGAAAGAACTCCGCGAACAACGCGGAGCACTTGTCACAAAGGCGCAAGCCATTTTGAGACAGGACAAAATCAGCATCGAAGACCGCGCTACATACGATTCAACAATGAGTGCGGCCGAGGCGCTGGTGCCCCAGATTCAGGCCGAAGAGAGAACCGAGGCCGAGTCCCTTTACGAGACCCGGAGTATTCGCGACTCCTACGGTGCCCGGCACGAGTCCAAACGCGAGCAGGAATATCGGATGGCATTTTTCCGACACTGCCGCGTAGGAATGGACCGGCTTTCTAACGCAGATCGCTCGCTTCTCGTGGAACACCGAGACACGGACAACAGTGGACAGTTTGCCGGAACGCAGAGCATTTCATACACGGAAGGTTCTGCCGGTGGCTTTCTGGATCCGGCTGGCTTTCAGTACGAAGTTGACCAGCGCACTAAATACTACGCTCCGGTGTTGGACGGCAACATCTGCCGCGTAGTCACTACGGCGTCCGGCGCAATCATGCCTTGGCCGACCGGCGACGACACTTCGAATATCGGCAGTATTCTTGCCGAAAACACGCAGGTGTCGGAAGTTCCAGTGGTTCTCGGGACGATCAATTTCGGTGCTTTCAAGTTCACCACGAACGTGATTCGTGTCTCCGTGGAATTGCTTCAGGATTCCGCTTTCGGACTCGATGCGTACTTGATGGACAGATTCGCCGAACGGATTGGCCGCGCAATGGAACTTTACGCGACGACAGGAAACGGCAGCGGACAGCCTACCGGTATTATCACGGCGGCGCTGGCCAATGGTTCGCCGGTCGTTGTCGGTGCAGGTTCAAATGCGAACGACGGTCTCGGTCAGGCGGCCTACAGCACGATTGGCACGAATGATATTTACTCGCTAATCGGAGCAGTGGACCCGTCCTACCGGCAGGCTGGAAAATTCATGCTCAACGATACGACTCTAACAGTCATTAAGAAGCTGTTGGACAAGTACGGTCGCCCGATTTGGCAGGATTCGCTATCGGAATCTTCGCCCGGTACGATTGCCGGATACAAGTACGTCGTTAATCAAAGTATGGCGGTCCCTGCCGCATCAACAAATCCTGTTTCGGTGGTCTTCGGAGATTTGAACCACTTCGTTATCCGTCGCGTCAAGGATTTGTCCGTTGTGCGGTTGAGTGAGCGCTACGCCGATTATGGGCAGGTTGGCTTCCTTGGTTTTAGTCGGATGGATAGCAACTTGGTTCGCCCGCAAGCGGTCGCTTTGCTGCAACAGCACTCGTAATACAAAACCAAAACAATTCAACCGAGGGGAGGGGGCCGCTGGCTCTCTCCCATTCGTTCTTAGAATCAAACTTTTCTCCGCTGGGGAAATAGAATGCCGAACGAAATACAAGTTGCCGAAGTGCGCAGCACGTTAGAAAACCCGCAGACACCACTGCAATTTCCTACTGAGTGGATGCTGGATATGTTCAACGGCGGAAGCACAGACGCGGGGATGCGCGTCAGTGAGCTAATCGCCTTACAGTACCCGGCAGTTCTCGCGTGTGTATCTATCATTGCGAACGCAGTTGCTACGCTTCCGCTGCACGTGATGAAGATCGACTACGTGAACGGTCGCGAGAGCAAGACGAAAGATTTTGCACATGCGCTCTATAACCGGCTCCTGAAAAACCCGAACAACGAAATGACTGCGCACGTGTGGAAGGCAACGATGATGCTGCACGCGCTGTTGTGGGGAAATTCGTACAACGAAATTCGCCGTAACGATGCCGGGGACGTGGTTGCTTTCTTGCCGCTGAATCCATCGCAGACGCGACCGGTGCGCAGCCCGCGAGTTGAAATTGTTCAAGACAAACCGCTCCCAGCTTTCACCATGTTTTACGAAACGCAATTCCCCGATGTTGGACGACCGGACCTTGACGAAGACGGAATTCCAACTGAGAAGACCGGACATTTGCGGCTGATACGACCGGAGAACATGCTTCATATTCGCGGGCTGTCAATGGATGGTCGCATTGGCCTACAAACAATTTATATGTGTCGCCAGATCGTCGGACTCGCGCTCGCGCAGGAAAAGTTAGCTGCGCAGTTCTTCGGCAATGGTGCCGTGCCCGGTGGCATCGTGACTTTCGCAGAGCAACTAGAGAGCAAGGCACAGGAAGAATTCAAACGTCAATTCGCAGAAGCGTACGGTGGCGAGTCAGCGCAAAAAACTGCTGTACTCGGACCCGGCATTAAGTTCACACAGCTTGCGACTGACTTCGACAAATCACAGTTTATTCAGGCGCGAGAATTCCAGCGTGTTGAAATCGCCAGCGTGTTCCAAGTTCCGCCACACATGATTGGAGACCGAGAAGCGAAGGGAAGGCAGACCAGCGAACAGAACGGAATCGAATTCCTCAATTTCTGTTTGCAGTCGTGGCTTGTGGCAATCGAGCAAGAGCTAACCGTCAAGTTATTCCTAAACGTTCGCGGCCAAAAGCGCGTGGCGCTGTTCAACACAAATTCGCTGCGCTATCCCGACTCCGCTTCGCGCGCGGGATTTTACAACGGCGGTCGCAACTACGGCTATTTGTCAACGAACGACATCAACGAATTTGAGGGGCGCAATCACATCCCCGAGGCTTGGGCTGACGCCTACTTGATGCCGCGTGAATATTGTTTCACCGACGATCCGCCAGCCAGTGTGAAGGGTCCGAAGGCGCTGGCCGCATTTGCTGCCCTGCATCCCGAGGCAGTCGTAGAAGAAATTACGACACCAACGAAGACGGACGGCGCTCCGGGTTTGATTTCTCCGAACGGCGGCAGACCGGCAGGCCAGCATGGGATGCGTTCCGTTTCGCGGCTCGTGGTGAACGATGCCGGAGACGGATACGAAACTAGAGACGTGCTGGAATATCGTGACGCAATCACAGACGACGCGCTAGCAACCGGCCAAATTGATGTGCCATTCGATTCGTGGACCGGCCTAATGCTGGACCATCTGCAACGAATGACTGACCGCAAAAACTTGACGTTCACGAAGTGGGACGCGCCGCTGCGCCCGCTTGCGGAAGCGATTCTCGCGGCTGACGGTCGCGAAGGGAATGACACCGTTCGCACAATCACGGAATCGTATGATCGGTGGAAGGATTATAGCGGTGGACGCGTAACAGACGTGCAAGCACTGGCAGAGTTACACGAAACGGTGGCTTCGCTGCGAAGGGACAAGTAACAATGCTCGGTACCGTCAAATCATTTCATCGTGACTGGGGGTTTCTAATCTGCGAGAACGGGGACGAAGTTTTCGTGCACGGGTGTCACATCGTCAAATCATACCCTGACGAACAGCCGAGTCTTTGGCAACGCCAGAAAGTCGAATTTGGAGTCGTGCTAGACCACAAGACGGGCCGGTGGTACGCGTGTGGTGTGAAGAGGCTCGACTAGTCAACGAAGACAATTTGCGGGATACGTCTGCGCTTCCGCAAGCAATTCAGGCGTTTTATTTTCAGAACGGATCAACAGATTGAAGACAACCCACGACCGCACAAACTCCGGCGACGGTACGAAGAGGTTCTCAGGTGCTCCCGGAATTTTGTGCGGCAGTTTCATCGAAGACACAGCGTACACTGGGCGCATCGAGACGCGCAAGCGTACGGTCGTACTGCGCGGAGCAGTCACGTCGGATTTCGTAGTGCAGCTGCGGCAACGACGGTTGCAAGTCTAGACCGACTGTACCGTTGTTTTTCTGAGCCTTATCATATAGAGTCGCCGGTAGAAATATGTCAATTGTCGCGAGCGTGAAGGTTTACGACGGGATTGTTATCGGCGCGGAGAGCATGACGCAAGTTTTCGCAAATGCCGGTGGACAGCCCCAGTATATCAAGTCGTATACCCATGCTCAGAAGATATTCCAGATTGCCAGCTTGCCCGTGGGCGTGCTCACCTATGGAGGCGGCAACATCGGCAACCGTTCAATGGAGAGCTTCGCACATGAGTTTAGCCAATTGGAGCGTCTAGATGTCGGGAACCTCGAAAAGACCGTAGAAGCAATCAGCGGGCGGCTGCTAGTTTTTTTACGGCGCTTCTACGATCAAGCCTTTGGTGCCTTGCAAGTGGATCAGCGCCCGGTGGTAGGGTTCTATCTTGGCGGTTACTCTCCTGATGAGCCGCTCGCTTCAGAGTGGGAGTTCGTTCTTCCGCAAGCGGTGGCCCCAACCCGCGTGCGTCCTGATGCAATGGTTGGTGCAAGCTGGCGCGGAGTTGGCATTCCCTTTACTCGGTTGTTCGTCGGTGTCGATCCACGGGTGGATCAAATATTGGCTGGTTTAGGAGTGCCTCAAGCGACGATACAGGCACTCAGGCAGGCGATAACGAATCAACTTACCAGCAAGGTGGCGTTTGAGGGTATGCCGATACAAGATGCGATAGCATTTTGTAAACATATTATAGATACTACGATTTCTGTGGCAACCTTTGAGATAGGAGCAGCGAGTTGTGGCGGTCCGGTAAACATTGCGGTGATCACCCGGAATGGCTTCGAGTGGGTTTCCAAGCCTAAATTCACACTTTCGACAGCACAGGGGTAAAGTTACTATGACGAAAATGTTTGAAATCAGCGTGCACAACGCGTATCAGGATGCGTCGCAAGGGAACTACACGGATTTTTCGAATAATCTCTCGTTTGAACCTACTGTAGACGAACTGAATCGCAACACCTCACATCCCGGTGGGGTTTCAGAAGGTCAAGAGATCGGCGGCGAGCCTCTTTTCGGCGAGCACATTCGGGAAGCCGCAACAACGGTTAAGAAACTCTTCGGCTCTCGATAGCGGTCTGTGTCCGTTATGCCTCAACTGACGCGTCAAGATTGGCTGGTCCTTGCGCGAATCGGCTTTTCGGGCGCGGTTCTTTTGATTGCGGCAGTTATCATCTTAACGAACGCCTACCCGGATTCGCATCTAAAGTGGGCATTCGGCGTCGTCGGCGTAGTCTTGGGCTATTGGCTGAAATAGCGTTGAAAACCCGCCGTGCTTACAATTTCAGGCATTATGAACCCTCCAGTCGGCTGGTTTCAAATTTTGCACGCGACTTTTGAACTCCTATACTTTGCTGCTGGGATCGTCATTGCGGTCGCCGCCGTTCTGGGTCTCCAACAACTAAGGCTTACGAGGCAAATCGCCCGAACAAATGCGAAGCGCGAAGCTATTAAATTTGCCGCAGAACGTTGCCAATACTTCGCAGAGCGCGCGGTACCGGCGTCCGGCGCGATGGGCGCAAATTACCAGCGACTAGGGCTGAAATTCCTCACAACACCGTTCAAATGGAAAATTCAAAATGGAGAGATTGTCGAGCAAGATTTCGACCTGAAACTGTTAGATACAGAAGTGCCGAAAACGGTCAATGTCCTTGTGGCTTATCTAAACACGCTAGAGGCTTTCGCCATTCCTTTCGTAGCAGGCGCGGCTGACGATGATCTGGGATACCAAGAAACGGCTATCGCGTTTTGCGCCGCCGTAAAGCTATTCATGCCTGCTTTCTTCCAAATGAGACGAACGGGTGCTGCCCGATTCGAGAGCACAATCAAGCTTTTCGAGTTGTGGAATAAGAGACTCGTTGCTAATGCGCTAGCTCCCGCTATGAAACCGATAGAAGAATTATTTAAGTCCGTCGAAAAAGAGAGAATCAAGCCGATTGGTGCTGATGAGCATTAGCCATTCCAAGTGGCTGGCGATTCAATCGTGGCACGCCAGTTCTATCCTCCGCGCTCTGCGGTAAGCCTAGTGTCCAAAATGCCGTTCGCAAGCCGACCGAAGATTTCTGCGGTTACTCACGCGGTTTCGGCTTAATATTTTTCAGTGCCAGCAATATGAAATGGACACCCGCAATGATCTTAACCGCGAGTAGGACCAAAGCGTCAAACAACGATCCGAGGTATTGAAGAATTTCAAAAGGCAGGTTGTGAGCCGGTACCACGGAAATCTCTCCCCCGCGTAAAGTTTGCCTGCTCGCCGGTTGCAGGCAATCGCGGGTTCAATTCCCGTGTCGTCCAAACTTCTTCACCGCGTCCCGGCGAAACGCATACGCGGCGCTAACTTCCCCTGTGAACGCTGTTCATCGGCCCGGACCCTACTGGCCCACGGCTAGTGCGGAATTCACAGTGACCGTCAGGATAGCAAACGCCATAGTCGAGTTCAATATTCTCTTTGATATCGCTCGTCGCGCGCCCAATCAATTCGTACATGGAACTTTAGGCGCTGCCTAGTGGGGAGAGGCGTTGATGCTATGTGCCACCACGCGTCTTTGTAGGTCTTCGCTCTAACCGCAGTAGAGAATCCGTCTAATAAGAGGAATCGTTCCATGTCTACTAAACCGTGCGTCGAAGTGTCTTCAAAATTGAATCTGGTAGTACTGCCTGCGCCCCATGCTAATCTGCCAGTGGCGAGTTCCGATTCAACGAGACGGAGAAAATCTATGTCTCGGAGAATTGGACAGGATGGAACAATCGAAGTGAGAAACGGAGCGTATCGGGGTAGATGGCTTGAAGACGTTCCCGGTCAAGTGGACCGCGTGAGGCGATCTGTCGTGCTTGGCTTCGTCAGAGAAATGACGAGGACCCAAGCCCGTCGAAAGCTACGGGACATCATCGCGGCTCAGGGAGTCAATTCCCCGAGTTACGTGATTCCCTCTGCGGACAGCGTTGCGAAGCGAATTGCTTGGTGGGAAGAAAACTATCTCTCTCGACAGAAACCTTCGACGCAGCGAACGATGGCCTACCATGTTCGGAAGTATTTGCTTCCGAAGTGGGGTAAGACTCCCGTTGACTTTGTTACATCGGAAAAGGTCAACGAATGGCTTGGAGAATTGCAGCATCTTTCGCCGATGTCGATGAAGCACATTGTTGCAACGCTGTGCCTCATTCTGGGGCGACGGTTCGGGCGCAAGGTAATTCACTATCCGTCGCAAGTCGAGGCTCAAGTTGACGCGGTGTGCTACACGCCAGATCAAATGTCCAAGATCGTTGCCGACGCAAAAGGAATGTACCGCGTCCTGTTTGCGACGGCAGCGGAAACCGGAATGAGATCGGGCGAGTTGTACGCTCTTGAAGTGCCGGATATTGACTTTGCCCGGTGCATCATCCACGTTCGGCGTTCGGTATGGGAAGGGGTCAAGCAATCCCCGAAGAGTAGGAATGCCTACCGCGCGATAGATGTGAAACCGTCTGTCATTGAATTGCTGAAAGAGCACGTCAACGGACGCACCGAGGGTTTGTTGTTTAGCTCACGGAACGGTCGCCCGTTACGGAACACAAATGTTCTGAGACGACAGCTACACCCGGTC